CCCACGGCAACTTGTGGGAACCAGGTTAGCAAAGACAGCAGACCTCTACGATTTGTACAAGATTACCAACTTCAGTCTGGAAATCATCAGCAGTTCCCCGACCTCAACAGCAGGATCCTACATTGCAGCTATAGATCCAGACGCCAGAGTCGACTACCCGGGCATGGCAGCCAACGCACGGGTGCGAGCACTATCCCAGGTGCCCGGAGGCAAAATCAACTCACTGTTCATGAAGTCCAGCATCAAACTGGCAGTCAACCGCAAGAACGAATGGTTATTCTGCGACGCGGCCAACGACGAGGTGTACAAAACTACTGCAGGCAACATTTGTGTTTGCCTGAATGCACCTCTAGCAGGAATAACGGGGTCGATTTATCTCACGCTAAAAGTGTCGTACAATATACTATTCCGCGGACAAAATTTGGAAGAACCGGTCCAGCGCGCAATGACACATTATACAACGACAAAGCAGGGATTCTTACACAGCGACCTCAACTACTTACTTGTCCCGTTAGGGACTATTCCAATCGATTACGACAACAGGCCTTACATCATAGTAGGGTCAACACCGGAAGAGGAAAACTTACCATCAGACATAGCGCAAATCCTAGCAGCGGGTTACAAGTACATGAGCCTCCTGTCCAGCGGAGAACATTCGGGTCAAGCCTGGCTGTTCAGGGACGCGGAGGACGCACGACTAACCAGAAACATGCTTACAACAGCCCAAGCCACAACTTTACTCGGGCAAGCACCAACAGACTGGGGAATGTCGGTAACCTTCGTGACGGAATTGATCAATACTACTCGCGCCTCGCAATCCTCACAGCCGGAACTGGAATCTATGTCACGCAAGATGGACGCACTTACAGCGCAGTTGAGTACAATGACAAACAAGGTACTGCAACTATCAGAGCACACCTCCCAGACACAAAGTTCGATCCAATCACCGTCCAGACAGACGGAAACGAACTCAAGGTCTCAGTCAACAATGGGAGCGTCAGCGTCTCGGGACACGTCGGTGTCTCGAACCACCTCGGGATACCCCTCGAGGTCATAGGCATCTGAACGAACCAACAACTTGTAAACAACCAAC